CCAAAGTGGTTTTGTCTTCGTCAGCGCCTTCAAGATTTGTAAGATAAGACTGAGGGACCTTGATGGCTGAAAATAACTTGTCCCGCAAATACTTGACATCATCAATATCATTAAGAGAAGTCGCTCCCTGCAGTGAGGTAATGTCAGACCCAACGCCTCCTCGCATAGGAATAAAGTAGTCCTCTTCGAGTGATAGGGGGTTATACCGAAGATCGACGCGACCCGTACTGGCATCAACCACTTGATTCCTTTTCATTTCAGTTTTAACTTTTTCCATATATTGAGATACATCTTGTGGTGGAATATTGCCGACGTCAATTTTAAATATACGACGCTCGGGCGCACGAACAACTCGATAGGCAATCATGGCATCCTCTAGAAGACACAACTGTCTCCAAATACGCCGGGCTGGATCTAACACAGATGTTCCATAAGGCGAGTGGCGATCGTTGCCCAAAATACGGAAGTGAGCAACCTGCCAATTTTCGAAAGTCATGCCGGCGCTGTTCCACTGATATTGAACGTAGTTGGGATTAGTGGGATCTTGGCCTTCAAGTCTTTCTACTTCGGTATTAGGAATTCCGATTACAGCTGTAAGCCCCATCTTATCGTCAACATCTAAATAGAGAAAAAGATCTCCATACTTAGACATAGACCGAGCCCACCCAAATGCATTAAATTCTATATTGAGAGCGTCATAAAACAATGACTCAAGAATAGTTTTAATTTCAAGATTCATACACGAAATATTTAACAAACGGTCATACTCGTTAGAGGTGGTCATCTCGTCTGCATAAATATCTAATGCTGAAGCAATCTCTGGCATATATTCCATTTGTTCAAAATCAACGTAGCGCTCTGAGCGGTTCTGATTGCGAAAAGCCGCAGAGGTCATCATATTGTAATTTTGGGAGAAATTATTGTCGGCGCGCTTGAACTCTTGGCCACTCATAGAGCGGAAACGATAGCGGTATTTATCTAAGTCGCCGCGGCGTTCTTGCCGAGCTACTTGTGTCTGGTAATTAACAATCGGCCCAGATAGCAACCGGGTTAATCTCTTGAATAAAGGAGATCCCGGGTTTCTTGTATTCTTTTCATTCTTGGCCATGTTTTATCCTTTTATTAAAGTCGCGTACATCTGGTTATAGGTTTCAGACTCATGACTTCTTTGGTTTTCTTCAGTTATTTTGTGTCCCTGCATCCCAGGAATTGTCGTCGAAATACCTGTCGTAGAGGTACTTATCGAAGACAAGAACTGTTTACTATACTCCATATTCTTTTGACTTTCGACAATCACAGTATCCCTCACCCAACATCCAATAGCAAATGACATAACCAAATCATCATTATAGCTTCTCATCGCCTGAGGTCTTCCGTTGTGCCAAATAAATGTTTTCATTTCCGATAACAAACGATTAGAGTTGATCTTAATTAGTTTGTTTCTCATAAACTCTTCCATCTTGGCCACAATCAAAGGCCTCGTTTTAGAAGAAGTTGTAAAGCCGGGCAAAACATTCGTTTGCCACTGTGCCGCGACTGGGTCCACATAGTGATGATCACCCTTTCTAGAGTGATATAGGTTATGATAACCCTTATCGAGAAGTTTTTTAAGTACTGCATATCCTATATTATTGTTTTCTATGACTAACATTGGCTTTCCATACTCAGCGGCCACATTATATAAGATGTCGGCAAAATCATCTGGGGTTGCTTTACCGACGTATTCGGCCACCACTTCCATTGTTTCTAGTTCGAATATGTGAAAAGCACTGTTATCCTTCCCGTCTCCGCGGGCAACATCCGCCACGATAAGATAGGGCCTCTGAGGATCATACCTTTTCCATATCCAATAATTTCTATCAAATCCTGTCCGGTATTCCGGAGCCACAGTTCGTTCTAGATACCATTGAATATCGTCAGGATGAATTACTGTTTCACCAGATACATTAAAGTTACACTCTAGCTCTTGAGCTATCTGGCGCTTAGACATATTCTTAGTTTCTTTATCAAACCATTTTTTATCTCTGTCGGGGTGGACATCCCACAGCAGTGTCGTCATGTAGAAGGCATTTGTTCCAGCTTCAGCTTCTACACAGTTCTGATGGAACCAATTGCCAACACCATTGGGAGTGGAGAGCGCAATGCAACGTCCACCAGTAGACAACGTAGGATAAAGAGCCGTCCACAAGTCGCCCAACTTCTCAACGTGAGCAGCCTCGTCTACTACCAACAAGGACAAGGCTTCTGATCGGCCGGCATCTGATGACGTTGAAGATCCTTTAATCTGTGACCCATTTGATAACTCGAATGAAGTTCTATTATCAACAATAATCTCTGATATCCTCATCCAATCGGGGAGGTGCTTAATAATTGCTTTAACCTTTCTTACGAGGTTTGTGGCTGTTTGGAGCTTGGTCGCAACAACGAGGATATTCTTGTCGCGGTGGAATAACATTAGCCACGCAATGTACGCGGCAGTCACAGTGGAGATTCCTAGCTGCCGAGCTTTTAAAATTATATTAAAACGATAATCATTAAAATCTTTTAATAATTGTTTTTGATAATTGTAAGCATTAAAAGGGATGAGGCCTCTTTGTGGGTGAGAGATACGACAGTAATTGGTTGTAAAATAAGCCGGGTCTTTGCCGGCTTTAACAATCTCTTTTAATATTTCTTGTTTAGTTAAGGCATTCCCCATGACATTTTTTATTTGCCTTTGCGTGTATCGTTGGAGGGCCTCTTGTTTTTAGGGCCGAGGGCTAGCCAATCCCGGACCGCCTTGTCTAAGCGATCCTCTTCGGATCCTCCATTAATATCAATGACGTCCGTAAGCCCACCAATGCGATAATCACACTGAGCTTGACAATCTGTACGATAGTTAGATATACGTTGCACCAGAATCTTATGTTCCCCTTCCTTAGTCAGGGCAAGAGTATCGCCAGTGATAGCTTTATATTCTTTCTTGAGGAACTTTACAATATCTTCGAGATGGCGAATAATTTCATCTTCGAAGCCATTCTTTTTAACATCCTTCATCAAAACTTCTGACTGATACTTGATACGCAGGATGGGACCGTGGAAAACAACGTTAAAGCCATCGATGACGCGGCGGTCATTGATATAGTGACCCTCTTGCCTTTTTAATCCAGCATCCCGAGCTTTTGCGTCGGCTTGTAAAGATTCTTCATGGGCCCCGTCCCAGCCTCCATTGGCGGCTGCCTGGTTAATTCCTTTGATGATGTCGTATACTGTTGCCATGGTTATTCTTCCTTCTTTGGTCTCCAGCCCGTTGCCCATCTTTCTTCTCGCCCTTCAACATGTTGTACATAACAGCCGAAGCATGCTTCAAACTTATTCATATACAAATCATCCCGAGGATGAAAAGAATATTTTACACAAACAGGACATGTCCTATTATGGTCTCTAGTAAGTAGTTTTTTGTTTATTAAAAATCCGTCTTGTTCTACTTTGTCTTGGGTTTCGGCTAATTTAGCGAATTTCTGTTGTTGTTCTTGGGATTGAGTAATATATTTCTTTTCTTTCTCCTGATCCCAAAGACGCCGAGGATTATTGATGGTTTCTTCACCATACTTTTGCGAAATGGCTTTTTCTAGCCTAGCAATATATTCTTGTTTATCGGGCTTCATAAAATTGTCTACTTCTCTACGCTATCAACTTCTTCAATATCTACCTTATCGACACTATTAACCTCTTCAATGTCTGCTACTGCGACTCCATTTATTTCTGCAATTGCCATTATGATATCTCCACATAAGTATGACCCGGATTAAAAAAGATTACATTTGCTAATGTTGTCATGTGTCCTACAACCCTTACGTAGTCGCCGCTAGCCTGTGGCGGGTCGGCGGCATCCATATACCCCACATCAGGACACACATATACAGCATCACCAGTTGTAAAGGTGCCAGTCAAGTAAGTGTGCACATCAAAAAATCCTCGTATAAGCATACCATCGCGATTAGGTACAGTACCTATAGAAATAGCCAGCATGTGTCTACTGCCACTGGCTTTATTCTCGGACGTAGTTTCTTTCCACAATCCATCATTCCTTAAAAAATATAATTTACCTTGAGTGGTCTCAGCCGAGGAAGAACCGAAATAAACCACTTCGCCGCCCCCCTCGTTGTCGGATAAATTGCCAGGAGCGGCAGGATCTGCATTTCCTTCGGCGCCGCTATAGTGGACCTCGAAGGCAGTTTTAGCCGTCGGTGAATTCGGGCTATTACCAACTTGAACATGTCTGGCATCTATAAGGAGGGCATCCCCACCCCCATCCACCGAAATAGCCAAACGACCGTTACGATGATCAAAGGTAGTATTATCTGTATCGTTCTCCGCAATTCTCAACTGCTGTCGCTCAGCGATGATCTCTAGCGGGTAGTTCGGGGTCGAAGTTCCTATACCAACATGCGACGCTGTTACGCAAAAGGATGGAGTACCTGGAGAAGGATTATCCTCCCACAATATATCTATAAGATGTTGTTCCCCTGATCCAACTATGTGTACGCCCGCAGCACCCGCATTCACAACCAGGGCTCCTGTCAGATACAAATAATCTTCAGACGGAGAGTTCATGACGAAGGTTAAATTAGCAGAGGCCCCGAAACCACCGGTATTATTAAATTGGATTTGGCTGTTGTCGCCTGCAGGCAAAAGCGCTTTAGCTTCCGTCTCAACAAATTGAATTATCCTAAATCTATTTTTTAGTTCGTCAGGTAGACTCATTGAACAATCTCAGTTGATAAGGCAAAAATTCCTAAAGAAGTTAAAGTACCGATCCCAAACCCCAGAGCAACCATCCAAGGTTCTTTATTAGGGTTCTGTTTAAGAATTAATTTTTCCAACCTCTCATTTTCCACGGACTTCAAAATCATCATTGATTCGTATCTATCCCTCCAGGATTGTATTTCGATGTCCTTATAATCTAACCGTAATTGATAACGCTGTTCCTGCATATGAAGTTCATATCCAATACGCAGATCACACTCCGTATCTTCGAATTTTTTGTCCACAACAATTTTAGCCGCCGCATCGAGGGAAAGCAGGACGCCGTCAAAAGGAGCTACTTCGCCGGCCTTTATGGGAACCAAATCATATTGAACTGGCTCATCTGCCATAGCGACGGCTGGCGATACTAAAAATGCTGCTAACCAAAGTGATAATATTCTTTTACCCATGTTTCAATCCAAATGCTTCAGCTATTTTCCTCGCTAGTTTTTCCGGATCATTATAACCCTCATCAACCATTCTTTTAAGTTCTGCTTCTTTTTGCTTGTCTAATTCTTCTCCTCGTTTCTCAAATTCCTTCTCAAGCTCTGCTTTTCTTTTTAGATGTTCTTCTAAGCGCGCATTCTTTTCTGAGATTTCTGTATTATGAATATGTGCAAGAGTTTCCATTTCTTGATCATGTGCATCGCGTTTGACTTCTAATAAATCCAAAACACCAGCAAGAAATGCTCCATTACGCGTGAGAGCCCCAATAAGGCACGCACATACAAAAAGAAGCGCGATTATAATAGCCCACCAAAACTTTTTAGCCCAAAGCCATACTTTTTTAACTGCTAGTTTAATTTTCAAAAGCTCCATTACTTAATACCTTTTAGTTTTGCTACTGCATCAATAACGGTTTGACCCCCAATATAAACGCAGGTAATAAGGACCCAGTCGCTCGACGTCAGATCAGCAAACATTAAAAGTCCCGTAGCGGTCGCCCACGCCAATAGTTTGCGTGATACTAACTTTTCGAGTCCTCTATCTATTACGTGTCTCATTCTCACCACTCCTCTCTTTTTAATTAGATCGGAGTAGAAAGTATGTCAAAACAACTTTTTAAATTTATTGATTAACTGTGGCATATCCATTAGTTTTGTCGATGGATATTTCCATGTCCACGATGTCTTTTAGCGAATCAACATGAGAAATAAGTATAACCGTACGGAAATACATTTTAATAAGCTGTAGAATTCTAATGAACCCTTCCATGTTATCGGCATCTAGGGCCGTGCCAGGCTCGTCCAAAATAAATATATTACCCTTCGGTAGTGATGATACAGACAAAAGTGCCAAACGAATGGCCATGGCTCCCACTGTCTTTTCGGCACCGGAGCCCATTTCAATAGGACGTGGCTCATGTTTAGGGTGCTTAATCAGGATATCTAGCTTTCTGCCATCCTCCTGAAAGGATATATCAAAATCTACGATATTAGCCAGTATTTTAGCAATTTCGTTGTTAATGACAGGAAGGCGTTTTTTAATAATATCGTAAGCAATTCCGTTAGAGTGGGTGCATCGCATAAACAGATCATAAGCAGCATACTCTTCGCGAATATTGTGAAGATCCTTTTTCTTTTCTTTAAGGTCTTCTACCTTTTGTTCCATGGAGCCAATTTGACGATGATGAAGATTTATTGCTTCTTCAGTTTCTACTATGGCCTCCTTAACATGGGCGATCTGTGTCTCAACCCTATCTCGTGTATTTAAAAGTTCCTCAATATTCTTTATAAGCTCTTTTTTCTCTTCATAAAGATTGATCTTTTCGTTTGTGGACCGAAGCGCATCACGATAATTTTTGATCTTTGCATATAATTTTTCAATCGAAACTTTATTATCTCGCTTTTCAATCTCAATGTTGTTTTTCTTAATAATAGTTTCATTATACCGATCAATTATCTCTATCATTTCAAATGAATCAACCGAAACAACATGAGACCTATATACCTTAGCTTCTTCGATCTTATCTATTATTTCTACTTCAAGCGACGGAATTTCAACAGCAGCTAAATGTGCGTCCCGAATGAACTGGCACATAGGAAATCTATCCCCACAGGGAACTTCGTCCAGCAAATCCAGCTTTTTACTCATGGCTTTATATTCATTATCCATTAGGCGGGCGCTATTAACAGTATTATCATACTTCTTCTTAAAGTCATCAAATTCTTTCTTTTGTTGTAAAAGATCTTCAATGTCGATAGTGGTCAGAAAATCATCGTATTCTTTTAGATATACATCGTAGTCAGTGTTTTCCTGTTTCAGTTCCGCGATGTTATTATCTACATCTTCTATTTTCTTTTCCAGGGATCCTCTCCTTTCCAAAAGATTTTTAATATCTAGACGTTCAGCTGGGATTGAATTAATTTGTTCTGTAAGAGATACACACTCCTCTTTGAAAGTAAGCAAATCATGTCTTAACTGATCGTAGTCGCCCACCTCTTTATCAAGTGCCTTTTGAGCTTCATCGCGCTCTACTTCGGCAAGAACTATATCATTATTATAATCAATATCTCCGATCCGCCGGATGACCGCCTTTAGGTCTGAGCTGTCCTCGTGAGCCAATTTAAACTTTTTCTCAAAAATATCTAGATCCAAAAACTTAGCAAGGATCTCTTTGCGTCTCGTCGAGCCTTCCTTGATAAAGGATAGACTGTCTAGCTGACTCGACATAGAAGTTAAAAGAAAATCTTCCACGGTGCCGAATCGTTTGCGAATATGTGCATCGGTTTCATTACGGGTTGTGCCGTTTAAACTCACAGTCTCGCCGGTTAAACTATTAGTGCCATAGAAGTCTAGATTAGTCCGAGCCTCATTCGTAACTTCTCCCTTTAATTTCTTTACATACTTTTCAGAGGATCTTTCAATTTTATAAATTTTTTCTCCTACTTGAAGTTCGACTGAGCCGCGGCAATTCTTTTTATTCTGGTTGATAATATTGTAATTCTTGCGTTCGTTTTTTGAGGTGGTATTGAAAATTGTGTAAAGCAGACCATCAATAATACTTGATTTCCCAGAAAAGTTCTTTCCAAAAATTCCAATAATACCATTTAAATTTGCAAAATCAACGCTATTATTCTCTCCGTAATTAAATAAATTATCCCATTCAAACTTGTTAATATTCCAGTTAACGTTGCGCGCGACTTCTTCGGTCTCCTCAATTTGGGAATTATACTTTCTATTCAGATCAAAGACATGTTGGAGTATACTTTCTGAGGGTGTGTAGTCAGCAAGATATTCGCGGATTAAGTTTTCTTGAACCCCCTTATCTCTCAAATTTTCTACTTTGAACCCGGCGCCGATTTCAACAGTCCCGCGGTCTCCGGCAGCACGATTCAAAAAAGTGATGCTCTCTGGTTTAAAACGATGTTTCGCGACCTCCATGGCCTTGCGCATAACATCAAGAGGCAAATTATTATTGCTTACAAGTCTTAAACGCGCTCCCGGTGGAACCTTTATTCCCCTCGGCATTCTACCCTTTGGCGTGAGTTCTATTGTTACGAATGGCTTGGGGTTAAGCAAGACATGGTGACTCACAGTAAAGTCATCTTTACTTTCTATTTCCCAAATCAAGAATCCTTTATCATTGGTCTCGCCGTGATTCTGCTGGACTGTTGAACCAGGATATCTCACCCGGCCTTCATCATCAAGAATTTGATTTGTCTTATGAATGTCCCCAAGCATTGCAAAGTCGTGACCTCCAAAGATACCCACGTCATGGTCGCCGTGAGTCATCACCCAGCCGGTGTCGGTCTTAACGCCAGACACGGAGCCGTGATACAAAGCAATGTTGATCCTCTCGGGATCACTTGGCATCACCCAGTTATCTTCGTCAAAAACCGATAGCACGTTAAAGGCAATGTCAGGGCCTACAAGGACTTCTCCGGCGTCCTTAAGCATATGTAGGTCCGGTAGATTTAAAGCCTTTACAATGGGCGTCAGGGCGTCCTGACGGCTACTATTCTTTAAGTTGCCGTCGTGGTTGCCTAAAATGATGTAGGTCGGTGCGATTTTGGCAAGATTTCTGAAGAAGTCGGAGCAAAGCTCAACGAACTCTGGTGAAATCTGGGTCTTGGTGTGGGCGATGTCGCCGCAGTGTACGATGTAGTCTACTTTTTCTTTTCGTAGTGTTTCATATAATTGCTCAAAAACAATCTTATACTCGTAGTGAAACTTTAAATTTTTTATATGCGTGTCCGCAATA